GCCGGTACAATCTACGCCTATAAACTGCACGTTATATTTTTGGGTAAGTTCTTCAATGCGGGCGGCTTGGTAGCTAAACGCGCCTTTTAGCTTAATTTTTTCCAGTATTCTAAATTTACCGCCGGGTTTAAGGGGCGGCGCTACTACACAAACGCTGCTTTGGTCGCCTATGCGCGCGGGGTCATAACCGAGCCATACCGGATTATTACCGAAGGGGCGCACGGTCTTCGTTTTAAAGTCGGCCCACACCACATTACTGTCAATGGCGCATTCCAGCAGTTTGGATAAATCGAAAACGGAAAGGCCCGCCTCCAAAAACGCGCACATAAATAGGTTGTTAAATTCGGCTTTGCTGTATTCGTTGCGCAACTGGCCAATGTCGAACAAATCACAGCCCATGCGTTGGGCGTCTTCAACCGTTACCACGTTACGCCAAATGCCGTCTTTGCCCTTATGCCCCTTAGCCAATGTTTTATGGGTTAGATCAAAGTCGTGTTTTTTCTTGCGGTCTTCGTTGTATTTATCACCGCACCACAAAGGGTATGCACCGTGGGTGGTAACCGAAGGGGTAGAGAAGTAGGTTTTGCGCCACTTCTTGTGTGCCGCCATGCCGCTGGCAACCTGGTTTAATTTTTCAAACCCTGGTATCCAGAAAACCTCGTCTATATACAGGTGGCCGTGGTAGCTTTGGGCAGAGCGGGCGCTAGTCGAAACAAAACGTAATTCAGCCCGGCCCTTGTGGGTGTTTATATCAATTACATCGGCGCCTTTAAGCTCTACGCCAAAATATTCGCGCCCAAAGTGCATAATGTAAGCTTTAAATAATTCGGCCTGGTTTTTACTGGCCGAAAGGAATATTTGGTTGTCGCCGGTTAAAATCGCGTTTTCTAG